TTTCGTGAAGAGTTGGTGCGTTGGTATCGGTATCGTTCATCGTCCAGTTTGCCGCTTGATGAGTTGTATGAGCATTCACCTGCCGCACGACGCTATCCGCGTGACCGTGTTCTTCGACGGTTGTTCAAACTCAACAATGAGTTTCAGCGCAACAGAATTATCCGGAGTCTGGATTTTAAGTGAAGGAGTGAGCATGAGCGACCTATCATTAACCCAGCCAAAGCTAAAAGAATGTCCGTTTTGCGGCGGTAATGCTCGTCTGTGGGTTGAGGCCGGAATAAATATTGATGTGTGGGGCTATGCAGAATGTGACCTCTGTGAAGCCAGGGTGGCATGGGCACCATCAGTTGCTGCGGCTACTGAAAAATGGAACCGGAGAGCAGGAGATGAAGCAAACCTTTCTGCTTCGCAACGAAGCAATCAGAAATAACGCCATAGACGCCATTCTCTCACTACCCATCGACGACAAGTCACCCCACGAAGTCCACGTTAAAGAACCCAAGCGCAGCAAAGCGCAGAATGACCGCATGTGGCCGATGCTGAACGATGTTTCGCGTCAGGTGCTATGGCATGGTCAACGGCTGGCGCCGGAAGACTGGAAAGACCTGTTCACTGCCCTGTGGCTTAAGACCAAAAAACTGGAGCAAAGAAGTGCGCCTGGTATCGACGGTGGCGTTGTCATGCTTGGCGTGCGTACCAGCAAAATGCGAAAGGCCAGCATGACTGAGCTTATCGAAATCATGTTCTGGTTCGGCTCAGAGCGCAACGTGCGGTGGAGTGATGACTCCCGGCGAGAGTATGAATGGTCACAACGAAAAGGGAAGGCTGCATGACTATCAAATCAAATACGCCAGCACACGACAAGGACTGCTGGCAAACGCCGCTCTGGCTTTTTGATGCGCTGGATATTGAGTTTGGATTCTGGCTGGATTCAGCTGCGAGCGACAAAAACGCTCTGTGCGCTCACTGGCTAACTGAGGCTGACGACGCGCTAAATTCTGAGTGGATAAGCCACGGTGCAATCTGGAATAACCCACCGTACAGCAATATCAGGCCGTGGGTGGAAAAAGCCGCTGAGCAGTGCATACAACAGCGACAGACGGTAGTGATGCTTGTGCCAGAGGATATGTCTGTCGGATGGTTCAGCAAGGCTCTGGAGAGTGTTGACGAAGTTCGCATCATCACTGATGGACGGATTAATTTTATCGAACCATCGACAGGGCTGGAGAAGAAGGGAAACAGCAAAGGCTCAATGTTGCTGATTTGGCGACCGTTCATCAGTCCTCGACGGATGTTTACTACCGTATCCAAAGCGGCATTGATGGCGATCGGGCTGGGCGTCAGGAGGGCTGCATGAGGCGACAGCGACGAAGTATCACCGACATCATCTGCGAAAACTGCAAATACCTTCCAACGAAACGCTCCAGAAATAAACGCAAGCCAATCCCAAAAGAATCTGACGTAAAAACCTTCAATTACACGGCTCACCTGTGGGATATCCGGTGGCTAAGACATCGTGCGAGGAAAACAAGGTGATTGACGTGATGATTTATTCGGGGCTATATTCCTCAAACGCCAGCAAAATCTGGCGTCGGGATTGGCGTCCTGGATAGAGACCGCGACAGATACACGCCGCGAGCGTGTTTTTTATTGTCGTATGCACGCGCACATCTGAATTATGGTGGGCTGTGTGGGGGCGGAGAGATCCGCGCCGGTCGGTTTCCCGGTTACGCCAACCCTGCACAGTTCACCACCAGACGATTGGCGTCGTCGGTGGTGAGTTATTAAGAAACCACCAGAGGGCGTCATTATGACAACTAAAATTTCTGTTGAAACTCTCTCCCCGATCACCCATAACCAGATTCCTGTTATTACCACCGAACTTTTGGCGCAGCTTTACGGCACTGAGCCGGTGCGTATTCGCCAGAATCATCATGAGAACAAAGTACGCTTCGTTGAAGGGAAACACTTTTTCAAAGTTGTTGGTAATGACCTTAAAGAATTGCGGGTAGCTTTAAACTACTCACAAAATTTGCGGGTTACTTTAAGTAACTCACAAAATTTGCGGGTTACTTTAAGTAACTCACAAAATTTGCAACCATCTTTAAGAGGGTTACAAATTTCCCCGAAAGCCCGCTCCCTCATCCTCTGGACAGAACGCGGCGCAGCCCGTCACGCAAAAATGCTCGAAACCGATCGGGCGTGGGAAGTGTTCGAAAAACTGGAAGACTGCTATTTCAGTCAAAAAATCCCAGAACAACTTCAGCTTCCAGAATCAACACTATCTATCAACTACCCTCTCTCGTGGTTTTCAGAGCATCACCCCTACTCCATGATGAGCTATGTTGATCGAAAAACTCTTAACCTGGACGTTTCTGTGCTCTTCGATATGCCAAGCCCAACTATGCGCATCCTCAACGAGCTACACAGCAAGGGCTATAACGTCGATGCAGCTGTCGCCGAATTTAACGCCTTCAAGCATCTGACGGAAGAAATGCGCCGTACTCTACAGGATATTTCAAGATTGTCAGATCGAAATTCCCGAAAAGGCTTCTCGTTAAGTCTTTAAAGAACAGATCGTTTGACAATGCTGCATTAACGGGGATATATTCCGCCTCATGGTGCTCAAAACACCTTAGCAAGTAGCGGTTACCGCGCCCGACAGACATGCGGTTTTTTTGTGTCCAGTCTTCTTGGTTTATGACCGGGCGTGCGGCTAATACAACACCAGCAATGGGAATATGCCCGCCGACTACTTGCGGTTTTGAGCGCCCGGTCACCCTCTCAAAAGGGGTAAATCAAAATATCAAGTAGGACATAAAGCATGAAAACCATCTCCGTGGAGTCCCTCTCCATAATTTCATTTAGTAATATACCTGTGGTGACTACAGAGCTTCTTGCCAGCTTATATGGCACAGAACCAGATTACATCCGAAAAAATTTCAATCGGAATTCTGGACGATTTGTTATCGGTAAGCACTACTTTTTACTTGAGAATGAGGAGTTGCGCGAATTTAAGCACAGCATGTCTTTAAGACCTTCTGTGAAAATCGCCCGTAACGTTCGCTCCCTCATCCTCTGGACAGAACGCGGCGCAGCCCGTCACGCAAAAATGCTCGAAACCGATCGGGCGTGGGAAGTGTTCGAAAAACTGGAAGACTGCTATTTCAGCCAGTGCGAGAAAAATACTGGCAAACAAGAGAAGAAGCTCAACGGGCTTTCCGCAAAAGAAACAGACAGCCTTGTATGGCTGTGGGATTATGCCAACCGCTCACAGGCATTGTTCCGTGAGTTGTATCCCGCATTAAAACTGATTCAGTCTGGCTATTCCGGCATATGCCACGACTACGGCTATGAGTTCTCGTATATCATCGGGAGGGCGAGGGGCGTTTTAATTAATCACACGCGGGATATAGATATTTATGAGCCTGACGGGCCGACGAACCTTCTGGCATGGGAAAGGCTTAAGAACAAAGAGTTGCCGCCTTCACTGCATCGCTACTGACAATTGACAACTTAACAAACCCAGCTTCGGCTGGGTTTTTTATTGCTGAATTTTCAATGTGAGAGGACATGACAATGAATGAGCTGATAAATAGCAATGCCATCAAAATGACAAGCATTGAAATCGCTGAGTTGGTGGGAAGCCAACACGGTAATGTCAGAATATCAATAGAACGTCTGGCAAAGCGTGGGGTGATTCAACTTCCTTCAATGCAAAAAGTTGAAAATAAACAAACAATTAGCCCTAACAAATTCACAAGCGTGTATATATTCGAAGGCGAACAAGGTAAGCGAGACAGCATTATTGTCGTCGCTCAGTTGTCGCCGGAATTCACCGCTCGCCTTGTTGACCGCTGGCGAGAACTCGAAGGGGCAACCGCGAAAATACCACAAACCTTTTCTGAGGCATTGCGCCTTGCGGCCGACCTTGAAGACCAGAAGGCTGAACTGGAGAAACAGCTTGCTCTCGCAGCACCTAAAGTTGAGTTTGCCGATCGAGTTGGCGAGGCCAGCGGAATTTTGATTGGAAACTTTGCAAAGGTTGTTGGTATTGGTCCAAACAAACGGTTTGCGTGGATGCGCGATCACAAAATCCTTATTGCTTCAGGTGCCCGGCGCAATGTGCCAATGCAGGAATATATGGATCGCGGCTATTTCACAGTGAAAGAAACAGCGGTCAATACAAATCACGGA